CGCCGCCAGCCTGCGCACGGACGACGGCATAGATGCGCTCGGGGTCTACGTTCTCAGGTGCCCGTACATCATAGATGCGCCCCCCGTAAGAGACGGAATAAATCCGATCAGGCATGCGCTACCTCACTGTGCGGGGCGGGAACCGACGATAGCTATATCACCACCACCCTGCTGCGCGCCACCACCTTCTCCACCAAAGAAGTCGCCGCTTGCGGCGGGCTGGCCACCGAGCAGCCCGTTATTCTTCATAGCGAGCAGAACCTGCATATCACTGAGACCGGGGTTAGCCGACTTGACCATCGCAAACTTCTTATCAAAGTCGGTCCGGTCGTTGGCCTGTGCAGCCAGCGCGATACGCTTGAGTGCGAGTTCGTCCGCCGTGCGTGCTTCGAGCGAGGCAAGCTCCGCCTTGCGGAAGGCCATCTGCTCTTGGAACTGCTGCTGGCTAAGGCCGCTCTTGTAGATGTCCATGCCCAGCTCAACGCCTGCAGTGGCGGTCTTGCGGTCAACATCCTCAACAGCCATGAGCGTGCGGATAGCTTCGTTCTTAGCAGCCTTGCGTTCCTTCTTGGACGCCTGCATCCCGGGGAGGGTAGCAGTGGCGGCTTCGCCGATAGCCTGCAGAACGTAAGGCGAGTTGCTTGCCGCCATGCGGAAGCCCATCTCTGCCAACGCCTGCCACATGTCAGCCTTGCGCTCCTTCTCCTGATTTTCAGGATCGAGCTCTTCAAGGGCGTACTTACGAGCACGCTCAAGTTCTTCGCGGGGCAGGCCAGAAAGCAGCTTGTTGCCAAGAGTCATAGCATCCTGTGCCGACATGGCACGGCCACCTGCAGTCTCAAGGTCGCGCTCAGGGACAGTGATAGCATCGCTATCTTCGCCCAGACGACGCATAATGTCGCTCTGGTACTTGCGGGTCTTCGGGCCCCACTTGGACTTGTCCGGGCCAGCGAAGTAGTAGGCAGCTGCCTTGTTAAGATCGCCGCCACCATAATCAAAGGCTTCGCGGGTCGCCTCGTTAGTCAGGGCGATCTGGTATTCCTGCGCTTCCCTGTTCTTACCGGCAAGCAGGTCGGGGCGGTAGGGGAGGCCAAGACGTTTGGCGAGTGCACGTGCCGTGTCAGGCATGATCTGGCCGAGGCCCATAGCCCCAGAGCCTTCGGTGTTAGCGACACCAAAGCGGCCACCCGACTCCTGCGCAATGATGGCGCGGCGGAAGTCATCGAGGCTAACACCGCCACCGTCGGCGAATGCAACCAGACCACCACCTGCGTAGCCATCGTCAAAGCCGCCATTTGACGGCTCGTCAAACATACCTTCCGGCACGTCGATGCCGACGATGCCACCCTCGGCCATACCCATCGGTGCTTCTTGCGGGGGAGCCATACCCATTTCAGGTGCCATGGGCGGCGCAGCCTGCGGCATAGCCTGCGGCGTAGCACCAAGCCCCCCAGAGGGAGCAGCGGGAGGGGCGGGCTGTGCGCCACCCATGACCTGCTGAGCGACCGTCATCTGAGGGGCCTGCTCTTGCATTTGCGCCGACCGCATCCGGTCGATGAACATACCGGCGAGAACACCGGCAGTGGGGTCCACCACGCCAAGCTGCATAGCCTGCGCGATTTTCTGCTTGTTGCCCGCGTACTCCTTGGCGATGTCTTCGGGCGACTGAATGCTGAACGGCTTAGCCATCTATAGTTCCTTACCCGAGAGTCCGGGCCATGCCCAGTGCACCAAGTCCAGCACCCAGCACCTGCGAAGTCGCTGACGGGCTCGGTGCGTAGGTAGTCTGCGCCGTGTTGAGCTGCATCGGGAGGCCGCGCAGCAGGTTGCTGTACTGGCCCAGCACTTCCATCGGGTAGTCGCGCTGGCGCAGGAAGTCGGCGTATGCCTGATCCAGATACTGCTGGCGCAGCTGCTGTTGCTGCTGAGCTGCCGTACCCTGCGCCTGCAGGCGCTGGAGGTTTGCCTGCTGCTGGTACTGGCCGAGGTTGCCCAGCGTCTGACCCATCTGCCCAGCGAGCTGGAGCCCCTGCAGCCCTTGGCTGGCACCGAACTGGCGCGACTGCTCACCGAGGCGCTGCGCCTCAAGGTTCTGCTGCTGGTTGGCAAGTGCCGCCTGCAGTCCGGTCTGGGCACCGAGCTGCTGCGTCTGAAGCGCTGCCTGCAGGTTCTGCTGGCCGACATTGAAGCCCGCTGCGCGGTCGCGCTCGAACTGGGCCTGAGCATTCTCATAGGCGCTCTGCATGCCGCGCGCTTGGATGTCACTCAGCTGCTGACCTAGGTTACGCTCACGTTCCATCGTGGCAAGGAGCTGGCGGCTACCTCCGTAGGTACCCTGACGAGCAGCACCGAGGTTCTGAGCAAGCTGCCCCTGCTGCGCGCCACGAATAGCCTCGCGCCGCTGCGGCTCCAGAGCCTGCTGGATAAACGGCGACATGTACTGCTGGGCCTGCTCGTTACCGAACATCTGCGGGCCGACCATGCCGTACTGCTGCAGCTCCGGTGCCCCTACCTGCTGCGCATTGAACTGACCGGCAGCGTAGTTGCCCTGATTGAGCGCACCGAGCCCGGCCTGCTGAGCAAGGGCCGAACCAACGCCAAACTGCTGGGGTGCCTGCAGACCAAGGATGTTCTGCTGCACCTGCTCCTGCGCCGGAGTGTAGCCTGCAATCCGCTGACCGCCATAGGGCGTGTACTCGGTGCGGAGGTTAGCACCGGCCCGGTCCATGAGGTTCTGGAAGTAAGGCTGAGCGTACGCGGGCAGGTTCGACGTAGTCGTCGTTACCTGCTGCTGCTGGGGCTGTGAACCACTACCGGAAGACATCTACTTACTCCTGATCCACAGGCATTTCGAAGTGCCGCACGGTAGGCTTGTAACCATCCCGCTCGAAAATCTTCTGCCATCCATCGCGCCCGGCACCTTCGATGCCGTCGCAGCCGTTATCTTTTGCCCACGACCGAAGCACCTTTAACATAGGTGCTTTCCAACTGAAACCGTCCTTGCCCCCGCAGAACTCAAGGTAAAGGTACTTTTTGCGAGGGTACTGTGCAAAGCGCGTAATTACGGTGCCCTTGATACCTGCATCGTCAAAGGCAATCCACAGCGGGTAGCCATACTCCATGACGAGGTCACGCACGTCCTCGGGCCGATACTTGCCGGAGGCATACTTGAGCGCCTTAAGCAAATAGGGTTCTACCTCAGGCCAGACCTGAGGGACGTACTCTGACGGAACGAGGGAGACGTTAACGTCGCTCATGCAAGCCCCTTGCGCACTCCGGTATCCTGACCCCGCTTAGCCTTCTTACGCGCTTTGTGGGCCTTGTCCATCAGGGCATAGAGCTTCTGGGTGCCGCGCTTCTCGCTACCACCGCCAATCCGGCGCACTGCCTCCGGCTGGAAGATAACCTCGTCACGAGCCACACGGGCCTTCTGCTTACCGCCAATCTTGGCAGGCACCGAATCGCTGACGCCATCGCCCGGACCACGCACCGGCTGGCCACCCATGCGCATGAGAGCTTCAATGCCAGCGTTGCTGCTACCGTTGCCAAGTTCCGACACAGTACGCGCATCGACCACAAAGGCCCCATCACGCATGTTTACGCCACCGCCACGGGCAAGCATCTCTACGTCGTTACGTGACGTGTAGTCACCGCTGCCGCCACCACCATAGGAGCCGCCAGTATATTCCGTCTGGCGCGCATCGTAGTCAGCAGGGGCGGGGGAGTAGAGCACGCTGCTAGGCGGGGTATATACGTCCTGCAGGTACGACGCATAGTCATAGCTCGGCGGGGTGTACGCCGGGTAGTCGTAGGTCGGCTGCTGGTAAACTGACTGCTGCATAGGTAGCGACTGCATCGAGTCAGCTTCAATCGGGGCCAGATCGGCAAAGCGCGGCGCAGTGTAACGCGATGAGTAGTCACCGATGTTGGAGAAGTCCTCCATCCGGTTGGGTTCAACGCCCGGCACATAGCCGTAGTTATCCAGACGGTTCTGAGCTTCCGGAGTCGCAGCTACGTAGATAGGTGCCTCGCTCGAAATATCCGGACGAGTGTAATCCGGCACCTGCTGAACCGGCTGCGTGGTCGGAGTGCCCTGATAGCCCGTGTTGGCCGGGGGCGTGAAAGGCACCGAGTAGTCGCCGATGTTGGAGAAGTCCTCCAGCCGGTTAGGTGCCGTGCCGTTGTCGAGGCGATCCTGCAGCTGCGGAGTCGGGGCTACGTAGTTGACGTTACCCACGCCGCTTGCACCGGGACCGAGAATGCTGGCCCAGTCGATGTTATTCGGATCGAACGTGGTGCCCGGCGTGGTCGGGGTAGTCGGCGTAGTCGGAGCAGTCGTCGCGGGCGTAGTCGGCTTAAAGTACTGGGCTTCGCTAACGGGCACAGCGGTATCTGCACCTGCACCAGCCGAAGGGTACTTCATCGAAGCCGTGATCGCGCCGGGGTTAGCGGCGTTGTAGGAGGCCACAAGCTCGTTGAACCCAGCGGGAGCTTCGAACACGGAGCCGCCATCTGCGAAGCCAACCTTCTGCACCGGAGCATCCAGCGGCATCGGGTCAGGGTTAACCGGGGTAAAGTACTGGTACTCTGCACCGCCCGAGGCTTCCATCTGCTCAGGGGTCTGGAACCGCGTCTTACGCTGCAGACCCGCCATCGGGGTATACTTGAGGCCCGGCTCTTCCGGCGTGTACTTCGGCAGGTTGGGCTTGGAGGCTTCGGACGCGGCGCTAAGAACCCCGGCCCCCGCAAGGAGCGGTGCCTTATTCCCCAAGAAGCCAGCCCCGGCTTTTGCTGCGTTCGTAAAGCCACCCAGAGCGCCAGCGGATTTAGCCGTCTGTGCACCAGTACCAAACAGACCACCAAAGGGAGTGGTGTTGCCGCCCAGAAGGTTTCCTGCACCGCTAGCTGCGCTAGTGCCTCCACCGATAGCACTGGCCCCACTCAGCCCAAGGTCCTTACCTACACTGCCGAGCTTACCACCGATACCGGCAGCGCCACCAAGCGAAGCGCCCCCATAAGCCTGCAGGCCCATCATAAGGCCCTTACCAAGATCACCCGTAGCGACCGTGCCACCCACCGCACCGAGCGCGCCCATCCAGATAGGAGGAATGCCAAAGGCCATACCGAGACCGCCGAGCAGCGTCGGCAGCAGCTTGCCGAGTATGCCCGCTTCGGGAAGACCGGTGTGGGGGTTGATGGTGAGCGAGCCGCCATGTGCCATAGCCAGACCCTGCAGGCTATTGACCTCAGCCGGGGTCATATGGACGAGCATGCTATCGTCGCCGCGCCCGTAACTCTGCAACTGCTGCGCCATCGGGTTATTGGTCACCGACAGACCGCTAAGTGCCGGAAGGCCACCAGTCGTACCCGGAACCTGCTGGCCGAGCACCGGAGGATTGCCCATGACAGGCTTGGTGGCACTGCTAGCAGTGTAGGTGGGCGGAGCTGCCTGTACGTCCATTACCGTCTCTTTCTACCTTGTGACGACGCTTATATCGCCAACTTGCCCAAAACCAAAGCCCTACTGCTGAACCTGTGTAACCGAAAGTACGATAGCCGGAGCACCGGGAGCGAAAGCCGTTGAAGCTACGCTGTCAAACGTAATCGCCGTGTCATTAGCAGCGAAGGCAATCTCGATGTACTCGTTGGCATTCAACGAGAAAAACTCGTCCACGACGATGGGTGTGTAATGCCCGTTGCCATCAAGGGTCACCAAGCGTGCGCTATTGGTTGTAGAGGTGCCGTTCTTCTTGAACCATACCCAGACGGTCTTGGCCGAGGCGCTGCTACTCGAAAGCTGGATCGTGGCGCTGAACTGGTAGAGGCCCGACTGCGGCACGACGATGCGAGAAGTTGGGGAGCCGATGGATACGCCGTTACTGACCTGTGTGTTATCGAAGGTCAGCAAGTACTCGGTGTCGATGGCGACCGGTGACTGGTCCGTGGTCTTGGTGAAGATGCCGTAGTACTGCATCTGTGTGATCGTGGGGCGTACGAAGATCACACCGTTGGTCGCGTCGGAGATGAGGCATGCAGCCAAGGGGATTACGTTATCGGGCGCGGTCGGTTTGACGTTGGTCAGCCCACCTGCCGTAGTCGGAGAGGCGTAGAGGACGTCGCCCACGTTGAAGGCGCTGGTGTCGAGGTCGCGCACAAACCCCCAAACCGTGCAGTAGCCCTTCTCGCCGCTGTCAGGCAGGTCGTGGGTCATTACCCCAAGGATGTAGAGTGACGGGCTAGACCCATCAGCAAGGTAAGGCGCTACGAGCAGCGCGTTGTCCGTAGCCCCTACAAACCCCACCACAGTGCCGTTAGGGATCGTGACGCCGGTCGTGTTACCGACACGGGCATAGGTCTCCTGCCCGATCTGCTGGATGACCCCATACTCCATGCCGAGATCAGCAGTCTGGTCGGTGGGGTTCCAACTAAGTGACCCGGTGGTGGGCGTGATCCCATCCAGCAGATTAAGCTGAAATACATCTGCCGTGTACTTCTCAGCATTGTTAGGGGTCCGCGAGTCCAGCTGTGAGAAGTAAGTTTCCAGCACGCGAATGACCTGCCGCATGTACTGCGGGTCGTACTGCGCCGGAGCGTTTGGCAGCGGTGAGGCTTTGAACTTGTCGAGGGCCATTAGCGCCGCCCATCCGGACGTGCATCAAGGCGAGGAGCGCCAAGCTGCCACTGCACCCCGAGGGTCTCGGACCTGATCTTGAGTGCCATCTGGCGGGCGCGGGCACGGACAAAGACCTGATCGGTGTAGACCCCAACCGAGCTTTCGATGACGCGCTGGGTATCCGCAGCGTCGTTGCTGAACGAGCTACCGGGGAAATTGCGCGGGCGCATAGTCAAGGTCACTTCGGGAGCCGTTGCGGTAGAGCCTCCAAAGCTAATATCCGGCAGGATGCGCCGGGTTAGCATGAAGTTGTCGCCATCATCGAGGTCAAAATCACTCGACTGAATGTAGCTGTCCATCGGCGCACCGTCATCGTCAATGCCGTCCTCATGGTTATAGAGGTAGCCATCGTTAGTAGTGACGTCGTTGCCGTTCACGTTGATCGTGGTGTTCGCAGCCTGCGGGAAGGGACGCAGCGACGTATCGAGCCATGCCGTGCGATCAATAGTGCCGTAGTACCAGATACGCTCAAGGTGGTTATAGACCACGTAGGCGTTGTTGTAGTCGCTGTCGGCAGTGGGGTAGAACCACCAGATTTCGTTCCACTGCTCATTGGTCCCGCAGACAATCTGCTCAACTTGGTTCGTGTTGAGGTTCTGGAAGACGTGGTTGCGCAGGGTGCAGGGCAGCGTCTCCACGCGGCCCGTATAGGCATAGAACTTATCCTGCCCCATCCAGTAGGTGATGTTGGCTGCCGAGGCCACTGCACGCGGCGAGGCAATCGAGATGTTATCCGCGTATTCCTGAAGTCCAAAGACATCCGTCGTGCCGAGGAACTGCAGGGTGTAGAGGTTGGTGTCCGTCCAGACGAGGATTTCCTGCCGGGTAGGCAGAGCGCGAATGATCTTGGAACCACGCGAAACGCGCAGATCACCTGCACTGTTAGTCGTCGTAGGAGTCCAGTCGCCCGGAGAATCCTGACTGGCCCAGCGGATCAGCAGTGGGTCGAAATCCAGAGGGTCGGTGGAGCCGAACGGAACAGCGCCAAAGGCCAGCAGGTGCTTATCCTGCTGCGACACAAGCAGCTGCATAATCTGAGCAGGTACTGCGTCAGGGTCAAAGCCTTCGCTAGTAGCAAAGTCCTCAAGCGTGATGGCGTGCCCTGCCAGCGCATTAGACGGGTCATCAATCGAACCACGTACCCACCAGTAACCCGGGCCATTGCGGATGTTCATGACAAGGTCGTTATCGAAGTTGTCGAACCACCAGTCCCGCTGCGGCAGCTTTACCCCTCCATCGGTAGCGCCAAGGCCCCAAGCGTTACGCCCCCAAGTCCCTGCACCCCACCCAAGGCCGACAATCGAGATGGGGTTACCGGGCCCAATTTCGGTCTGCACCGTATAGCCCGAACCACTAACCGAGGTGGTCGAACTGGCCGCAGTATCTACCGTGAAGGTAAAGCTATTGGCCCCAGTCACCGTGACGGTCTGAACGCCATTGAGTTCGATAATCGGGATGCCCCCAAGCGGCGATGCGAAACCCGCAACCTGCACGGGTTCACCAGTCACCAACCAATCGGGGAGCGGGGAAGAAGTGGTTACCGTTACGGTCGTCGAGCCGTTCGTTACGGCGAACGTGTTGGACCCAACAAGAGGATCGGCAAACGGGGTGATGTCGTAGAAGTAGCCGCCGTTTTCGATGTAGACCTTGGAGTTCGTACCCAGCGCCAGCAGGTTGTCGCCGAAGGTAGTGATCCAGTTCCACATCTGGCGGCACACGCCAGCAAAGGCGAGCGGGGTCGTTTTGACCCAGCCGCCAATCTTCTCCGGGTAACCGGAGCGGAACCTGATCTTGTCGCACTCGTACCAGCCGCCCTCGTTCGAGTAATCAGTCTGGTCGCGGTTGACCCCCGGTTTGAACTGGAGCTTGATAAAGGGCATTTAGCCTCCCTCTCATGCTCCCTGAGGAGCCACGGGCCATACGATATTGAACGGGTCCGCCTGAGTAGGCACGTCGCGCAGTGCAGTCCGGTACTCGCGCCACTGGTGCTGGAGCTCTACCGAGAGCGGGGCATCCGCCAGCTGCGTCCAATCGCACTCCGCCAGTTTCATATTGCGCTGCATGCGGACCACAGCCCACTCGTCTGCGGTGCGGGCGGTCTTTTCCTCGTCGGTCATCGGCTGAATATCCCAAGTCTGGTAGTATACCCCATTCTCAGCCGACTTTACCGGGGCAACCTCGACGAGCTTCTCAAACACGCCGTGCTCCGGCTGCATGGAAAAATCATAGAGGCCATAGCCATGCGGCTCGACGTCCTCAGGCCGCATGATAGCAGGCAGATGAATGTCGGGGTGCACCTGCTGGAAGTTCTCGCGCAGGATGGGGTAGCCGGTCGGCTGGCCGTCTTCGAGCTTAATCAGATACATTATACGTTACCCGTGTTAGTTGAAGGGAATGAACGTCCCTGACCCCAAATAATCCGAACAGCGCCGCGTGCACCGTTACCCTTCGGCGGGTCTTGATCCGGATACCAACCGCCACCGCCACCGCCGTACAGGCCCCCGCCAGAGCCACTGTACTGGTCTGCACCGTCGCCACCGCCAGAACCGCCAGTTCCACCCGTTACGTTATCAATTGCATCTTGATAGCCAGCAGTACCGCTCGCCCCCTGACCGAGCAGCCCTACGCCGCCGCCGCCAGCGCCACCGCCAATGTCACCGTTGTTGCCGCCAGCACCACCACCACCGCCGCTACCGTTGCCGCCGCTACCACCGTTACCAGTATACCCACCAGCACCGCCGCCGCCGCCAAAGCTGCCTCGGTTACCGCCGTTACCACCACCGTCTCCGGTGTAAGTACCCCCAGAACCATTAGGCGCACCCCCACCACGAACGGTCGAAGTGTCGATGAAGTAGCTATCACCTCCAGAAAAACTGGAAGAAATACCGCCCTTACCCACCACTACGGTGTAAGAAACGCCGGGAGTTACCGCGATATTATTTTTCCAGCCAAGGCCCCCACCACCGCCACCGATGTTGTTGTTAAATCCGTACGCTCCGCCGCCAACGCAAACGACGCAAACACTGGTAACGCCAGCGGGGGCAACCCACGAAAACGTCCCTACCGTAGTAAACTCAACCTGCCCCGGCTGCGCTGCGGCAGCGCCACCAGAACCAAGTACGGCGTTAAGAATACCCGTCATATCAGGTTACCCCTGCCCCCGAGACAAACCAACGGTTGGTACCCACCTTGATGAGCGTCGCCACACTGCCAATGGCCAGCGTACGCGTACCGGTAGTAGCACCGCCAGTACCAGCCAGCACGAGGGTAACACCCGCAGCGGGGACCAGCGTCTTGCCCGCATCTTCAACAATGATGGTCATCGCCGTACCAAGCGGGAAGGCAGTCGTTGAGTTAGCCGGGATCGTGATGGCAAACGCACCTGCCGTGGCATAGATATGCTTACCCATATCGCTGAACGCGAGGGTATAGGCCAGCGTTTGCTGGTTCTGCGGGAGGCCCTTGTAGCCTACGGCATCCACTGCGTCAGAGGAAGTGATGCCTCCGGAAGCATTGATGCGGAACCGCTCGTTCCCGTTAGTGCGGAATGCGATTGCGCTGGACGCCCCGTCGCCTTGGATCGTGAAAACGCCGCTGTCCGTGCAGGAGAACAGGCCGTTCTGCGACGATACTCCGTTATTGGTAAACTGGAGCGCAGCCGCCTGAGCGGTGGCGTTGGACCGCAGGCGCATGCCGTAACCAAGACCCGCAGTCGTATCAGCAGCCGTGACGTCAAGGCGGTAGCCGGGACTCGTGTTGCCAATGCCGACGTTACCACTGCTGTCGATCCGCATACGCTCGGTAGTGGTCGTACCGGTCGTAAAGATCATGTTATTGGCGTCGTTGTAAATCTGGCTGTCGCCGCCAGAAGTCGTCGTGCCAGTAGCAGACTGAATGCGAAGGTCGCCGCCACCGCCAGCAATCCGAACGTCACCCCCAACTTCCAGCTTGTAGCTTACGCTATTGGTGCCGATACCTACGTTACCACCAGCCTCGTTAAGAGTGAGGTTGCCAGCCGAAGCAGTACCGTCCGTGCGCTGGGATTGGAACCAAGTGCGGCCATCAGTCGCTACCCCGCTGACAAGGCCGTAGGCCGCATCGGCGTTGGTGAAGTAAAACGGCGCACCCGTAGCACTACCGAGCGCGGGAGCGTTAAGGAACCCGGCAGCGGTAACCTGCAGGCGGGTCTTGGCACCAGTGCCTGCACCGACGCCAACCAGAGAGCCGCTGTCATATACGATGGAGGCCGAGACTGCCGAAGTGCCGTTGCCCTTGAGCAGGTAACCAGAGGTCAGGGTGTTAGCGCCCGTACCGCCCGAGGCGACCGAGAGTGCCGAACCAAGGGTGAGCGACGAGAGGTAGTTGACCGCATCAACGACGTTGGTGCCGTTGTTGTAGACCCACATGGTGCGACCAGCAGGCACTGCGATACCCGTGCCGGTCGAGTTCTTGACGGTGATGGTGCCGTCAGTGCCGTTGTTGATGATATACGGCTTCTCAATGGCCGGGACGACGAGGTTATAGCCAGCAGTCGCAGTGCCCGTCAGATTGAGCCGCATGTTGCGCGCAGACTGCGTGCTATTGGTGTCTGTCAGGGTCAGCGTGACGTTGGCGTTCGAGAAGGCGACATCCGCCGAGCCAACGATGGCCTCTTCGATAGCCGTGCCGAGGTTGACGTTAGTCACGTCACCCCACGTGGTGTTGTTCTCACCCGTGGCCATCAGCTGGATTTTGAGGCTGCTATAAGTGCTAGGCATCTTCGTTCCTTACGTCGGTATTTCTACCCAAACTACGTTGCTTCCGTCAGCTACTGGTACCCAATTACTCGACTGCGCATCATCGACAGGCTGCCAATTCGGAGTCTGGTTGTCGTTAATAACCCCCCAGACAAGCACCTTAGCGACAACGCCAGTCCCAGTTACGCCGGTCAGGTATACCGCAGAAGTGCCGGTCTCGCTAGTGGTACCTAGCGAAGTAATGGCCTCAACACCAGTAACCTGAATGCGGTTGCCCGAGCGCTGCGTAACGGTGCCGACTTCTACCGTCGCGCTCACCCCGGTGAGGGTGACGCTAGCCACCCCAGTGATGGTTACGGAGCCGACCCTACCAATACCCGCTACGCCATCTTCGATGACAACGGCATCACCATCAATAGCCGCATCGCCAACAGCGCCAGTGGCTTCTACGCCTGTAACTGCCGTGACGACGTTAATTTGTGCAGTAGCAGTGCCGACCGCGCCATCGCCCTGTACTCCGGTTAGGGTGGTGTTGCCCTTAGCCTGAACAGTAACGGTCCCGACGGACCCCACCATCAACGTCTCAAAGACATCGACAGAGATAGCGCCGCCAGCGGCCACGCCGACGCCATCGTTGATGGCCTGCGCGCTTACCCCCGTAAGGGTTACAAGTGAGTTGCTCGCAACAAGTACGGTGCCGACCGCCCCGGAAGCCGAAACCCCCGTGACCGTGACATTACCGTTAATAGCTACAGCAACGGTGCCGACAGCACCTGAGGCCGCGAGGCCCGTGGGGAAGACGTTGGCTGCGCCAACTTCGACGGTGCTATTGACCGACGAACCCCAAGCCCCGCGACCCCACGTCCCCCATCCCCAGCCGTAGCCGTTGGAGGTTTCGGCGTAGACGCCCGTAAGAGTTACGGAAACGCCCGGCACGAGCGTTTACCTATGCGCGCTTCGAGCGAACGGACCAGACAGCCACGAAGATGGTGGCGAGCGCACCGGCCACCGACATAGCAGTCTCGCTATCAACCCAGCCCTTACCAACAGCCACGCCGCCAACAGCAGCGAGCAGGGTGCGGACTACGCCATGAAGTTCATTCTTCGTCATCTCGATCTCCTACGCTTCGTTGGTGGACACGCGCCCACCAGCCATACGCACCGGCCCACCAGTGACCGGGACGCCCTTGGGCCAGCGACTTGCGACGAGCCGGGACTTACCCAGCTTCATCACGTTGACGCCGTTGGCCTGATTGCCTCCTAGCACAAAATAGTGCCCGGCGTCCTCACCGACGTAGAAGCCGACATGGCCTCCGCCCTGACGATCAAAAACAAGGATGGCTCCCGGTGCGAGGCGATCAGGCCGGAGGAGCGAGCCGTAGTCTGCCCAACCCTTGGCGCGGAACCAGAACTTCGGAACCGGCAGACCGGCTTCCTTGATGCAGTGGGCTACGAAAGTACCACACCACGGCGTCTCGTCCTCGGACCACCACGCATTCAGATCACGCAGCCAGCCGATGATCTTCGGGTTGTGCTTGGGGCCCGGGATTTCCCGGAGCCCTTCCAGCTTCTTTGCGGTGTCCAGCCAAGGAGCGCTCATTACATCAGGTTCCTGAGCTTGTAGATGGTCGTCAGGTATACCTCGGTCACGCCGTCAATCAGGTTGGCTACAGCCCGGTTGCCCTTGCAGATTTTCTCGTGGTTCTTCTCGATCCACTCCGCATCCTCGACGAGGAGCATCAGGATGTCCTCGGCCTTAGTCTTGGGCATGGGGATGGCACCCACCAGCTCGAACGCGCCTTGGTACGCCTCTACCAGCTTATCGACCGCGTCGATCACCCCCTCGTAGAACTCGCCCAGCGCTACATGCCGCGCATAGCCACCCACCCCTTCAGCACGCCAGTGCTCGAAGTGGGCCACGTTACGGGCATAGAAAACGCGGGCGATGAGTTCTTCGATCATTAGGCGATCCGGATGATGGCGGTGGTATTGGTCGCTGCCGGGAAGATGATGGTGAAGTCACCATCCGTCGAGGTCTTGTCCGAGCCAAAGTCCAGCACGCACACCGCAGCGTTCGTCAGCGTGGTGTTCGCATTCGAGTTAGCCGAAGGGGTGGTATTGTAGATCAGCGCGCCACGGGCCGTGATCGTCGCGTTGGCGAAGGTCAGGTCCGAGAAGTCGGTGAAGCCGGTACCAGTCGAAGCATTGTTCGGGCTGGTCACAACGCCCAGACGAGTCAGCGTGCCGCCGCCAGCGGTGTAGTTCGTGCCGGTCACTTCGTTCGAAGTGGTATAGGCAGTCGTGTTAGCGTCGAGGTTAGCCGACGAGGTGTACAGGGCGAGCTTGAAAGTATCGCCGCCGGTTGCGCGGAAATCGTGCACGGCCAGCATAAGCTCGGCCTTGAAGCTGGTGCACATGGCTTGGGTAATCGGCATTAGGGCCTCCTTATGCGTCGAGAATCGGGATCAACTCTGGGTGACCCGCCTGCTTGAACTTATTAACCAGAGTGACGTTATGCGAGCGCACTGCTTCGTGCAGGTAATGCACAAGGACGCCCCGGATATTCTCACGGAACGCCTCGGCCTGCTCGCGGATCGCCGGGTGCGCGTTGCTACCGACGTAGATGATCTTGTCGAGCGCACGCTCGGCGATTTCCTCAGGTGTGAAACCACGCCCTTCGGTCGCCATGACCATGACATTCCCGACGTCGCTAAGACTCGTAAACATATTACCTCACCGGATAGCGGACTTGGCCGCTACGATACATATCCTGACGGTTCTTACCATCACCAAGCTGCTTGAGCATGGCCATCGCCTCGTCATACCGCTTCTGGTAGCCCGCAATGACATCGGCCTCACCCTTCATGAAGGTGTAGGCTTCAAGCAGGGCCCCATAAAGCAGCGCGCTATCGAAGTTGTCGCCCAGCCACGAAGTGCCCGCCGTCACGATGGAAGGCGGGTAGTAGAAGTAGTGCAGCTCGACGGTGTAGTCGTCATCCGGAGTCGGGCCCAGAATAAACGAGTTCTCATCGAAATAGGCGTAGCAGTAGGGAAGCCCCTGATCGTTCGGGTTCGGATACGCCTGCCGGATGAAGTTCACATCCTTGTTGAGCAGGTACTCGTAGTTGCCGTCGTTATCGACCACAGCCAGCGAGAAGTTAGCGAGCCAGTCCGAGGGCACGGAGAGGTACTTGTTACCTGCAGTCACGTTGCCGGTAACATTCTTGCGCAGGTCCAGCAGCTGGACCGTGTTGAAGATGCGCTGCTCAGCTTCCTGAATGAACGTGTTGATCTGTTCGGTAGACGTGAGCGTGGTGGTGCCCGATCCAGCAGAATCGGTCCACGAGGTGTTGGGGAAGTCGTTTTCGACGTACCCCTTGATCGTCTTGAACAGCTCAGCGTAGTTCATCAGCCCATCTTCTTGCTATGCCCGTAGCCGCGAGTGGTGTTCTTGCAGCCGCGAGTGCGCTCAGTCTGAGTGTTAGCGACCTTATTCGGGTAGCCGTTGTTGCCCATCGGAGCCGAGTAAGGCTTAGGCTGCCCGTACTTGCCGATGTCCTTGGTGTGCTCAGCCATTCTTGTTGACCTTCCCCATGTCCTTGACGGGCTTCTTGCCCGACTTCTGGTTGGCGATCTTCGCCAGATTGCGACCGAGCTTCTTCATCTGCTCGTTGGTCTTGCCACCCTTAGCCATCTTAGTTCTCCGTCTGGACAGTCACGGTACCTACCGCACCCTGCGCTTCTAGCACATTTACAAGGCCCGACAAACCCAGAGGATCGTTGAGGCCGACCGGGTTCCAACCCCACTGAATTACACGGCTACCATCGCTGGGATTACCGTTGGAGTTAAGACCTGATTGGTAATAGCTGTTGTCCCGACGCGGGTTACGCAGAGCCTGCGGGTCATCGACCGGGTACATGCCCAGCTGCAGCTGGGGCTGATCGGGCTCCCAGCATTCGGGGCAGACGAGGATGTTGACGTTCTTCGTCTTGATGACGAGCGAGCGCAGCTGCTTCAGCTTATAGCGCTGAGCACACCGGTCGCATTCTGCGATAGCATATTTGCCAGAGGCGAACCTGTTAGGCACAGCACCTCCCTAGAAGAACATCTGACGTGGCGCGATCCGCAGCGGGGCCTTTTCACGGTCCTCGTCGGAAGCCTGCTGCCACGCCTCGTCGTACATACCCTTAAGAACAGCCGAGCGCTCCATCGCGCCGGGAATCTTGAGCGACAGGTAGTAGGCAAGCCCAGCCACCATGCACGGCAGGAAGCGGAAGGGAATATCCTGCGTCGTGGTACCGCTACCGGCATCCTGAATGCGCCGCAGGCGGAAGTACACGAAGGTGTAGTAGTTGTTCTGATCCGGAGCAGGCCACACGTTAATGGTCGGGTTGGCTACGCCAGTAACCGGGTCGGTTGCGCCCGACTGGCGGTTGATCCAAACCTGAATGGGGCGACCCTGAGCATTCTTGTTCGGGATCGTCATGTAGGTGTCGGCGCTGATCCGGTTGATGTTCACGTCCGTCTGCTGCTGCCCGGTCTGGGTGCGCGTGACGTGCTCAAGCAGGTCGATGGTATCCACCGGCAGGTCGTAAGTGATCTGGCCCTGCACCATGGGGATTTCGCCCTGCTCGATGGTCCAGAGGTTGATGCCCCGGTTGGCCCACTCAATGGTCAGCAGGTTGAGGCTACGCCGCGCCGTACGGAAATCGTAACCCGTGCGCAGTTCAGCACCGCAACGCTCGAACGCTTCTTCGATGAGCTCGTTGACGTTCAGGTTAAAGGTGTCGGTGCCGCTCGTAGTCATCGGTAGCTCGCAGTCTTCTTGGCGATGCGCTTAGGCTGCTTGACGAACTGCTTGCCCGCCTTGGTGCCTTCGCGCTTGGCCTTCGTTGTAGCAGCATACTCAGCAGAAGTCAGCGCCTGACGTGCTTTCTTGGGCAAGTACCGCTCACCAGTTGCCTTGGGGCCTTGGGTCGAGGGCTTACCAGACTTGGTACCCCACTCTTCCTTGGTCCATTTGGTCAGCGACTGCTGGGCCTTGGTCTTGGGGCCGGAGTACCCGCCCCCAGACTTCTTGTACCGCTGAGTGGCGAGCTGGGCTTTGCGGGCGGACCACTGGCCGGGCTTACCGCCTTTGTCGCCAGCCTTCACAGCCGCAACAATGCGCTTCCACTTGCCTTCGTCCGTCCGCGCCACCTTACTTCCCCTTCTTGAAGCCCTTCAGCAGCTGCGCGAAACGCGCACGCTGGCCGAGCTTGCCGGGAGCCTTAGCCGCCTTGGCGAGCGTCTTGGCGGGGATTTTCTGCCCCGCCTTAACACCGAGCTCAGCGCGCAGTGCACCGGGCTTCTTGATCGCCTTGGCGATGTTGAGCTTCCCACCCTTGGCGTACATCTCGACGTCCTGCGGCTTGTCCTTCCGCTTGATCGTCTTCTTGCCGGGCATCTTGGACGCCTTCATGTCGCCCATCCCACGGGAGGCGCGCATTAGACCATTTTCCCCTTGGTCTTGCCCTTCTTGGCAATGCCGTCAGCCGACTTGTGGCCAGCAACGAGACCGCCAGCAGCATAGCACTTGCCGCCCTTGGCCTTCTTCATCATCGCACGACCCATGGTATCAGCCGACTTCTTGACGAGAGCGCGACCAGCCTTGTCCGACTTCTTCATAGCCTTACCACCCTTAGCGTACGGGGTTGCCTTTTTGCCTTCGGCAGCGCTGGCAGCGCGGGCTGCCTTGTTGCGCTTTTCCATCTCTTCAAGAAACTTCTTGCGGTCCGGGGTCATCGGCACCGTGCGCGAGCCGCCAGTGACGCCTTCGCGCGGCATAGCACCACCGCTCTTGTACTTCTTCATCATGGCTTACTTCCTTCCTGCTTTGGTCTTGCCGCGCACGGCGCAACCGTCAATCTTGCCGCCCTTGGCGTAACCCTTCGCGGAGCCGCCCTTGGCGTACATGCCGGTCTCCTTGGCCATACGATAGCGGTCCTTGGCGAGCTTGTTCGCACCCGGAGCCTCTGCGGCCTTGCGGATTTCTTCGAGCTTAGCAGTACGGGTTGCGGGCGAGCGAGTACCCGCAATGATGCCGTCCTCACCAAACAGCGGGCGAGTAGTACCTTTCGTGCTACGGTCGAGTAGGCGCGGGGTCTTGCCCGTAGAAGTGATCGGTGCGGCCTTCGGGCCAGCGCGCTCAAAGGCGGCTTTCAGGCTAGGGGCCTCTGCCTTCTTCGGAGCCGAAGCGGGGGTGCTAGCGCGAGCCGTAACTGCGGGAGTAGCGCGGCGCACAGGGGCCGGAGCAACCTTCTTCTCGCTAGCGAGCTGGGTGGTGTAGCTCTTGCCCTTCCAAGTAAAGGTCTTGTCACCGTCCTTGCGAGCAGCAGCAAACGCCGCACTGAACGACAGCGGGCTAGCACCCGACTTAGGCTGAGCCTTTGACACAGCCTTGGTTTCAGCAGCGGTCATGTCCTTCTTGAGCGGTGCGTCTTCCTTGGCTGAGACGTTGATGTCCTTGCCGAAACGCTTTTCGACGTAGTCGTCCTTGCGGAACTTCTTCAGGCGGTCACGCATTAAACTAGCCCTTCCTCATCTCATCGAGCTTGACTTCGAGGCGGTCTACCGCCCGGTCGATCCGTTCACCCAGCTTATCGACCATTATGGTCACTTCGGCCCGCGTCACGTGGTCACGGGCGATCTCTTCACGGGTCTTATTGAGCAGGATGCCGAGGCGATCCAGCTCGTCGATCTTCCCCTTCAGGAAGAAGCCCATGATGGCCACCACAGCCGTCAACAGAATGTTCCAGATCATCATCTCCACGTCAGCAGTTCCATGCCCGGAGAGACTTGTTGATGCGGCTATTAGGGTCATTCGCGGTCTTCGACGAGGTGAGCTTCGACTTCATCCCCTTCATCCGCGAACAGAACGACTTGCGGCGAGCGGCGTCCTTCTTGGTCTTGGGGTTCGGGGCAGGCGGCTTGAGGTTCATCCCCTGCTTCTTGGCCGACGCACGGCCTTTGGCATTGAGGCCACCCTTAGGGTTCTTGCCCTCCTTACGGGTCCATGCAGGGGACTTCGCCATCAGACGAACCGCCCCTTGGTCTTGCCCTTGGTAGCGCAGCCGTCAGCGCGCTTCGAAGCTGCGGAGACCTTACCGCCCGTAGCGTACTTCTTGGCCTTGGTGCGCTTCTTGCCCCCGGTCGGCTCGCCGTCAGCCTTGCCGCCCTCCTTGAAGCGGAAGCTGCCACGAACGCCGTAGCCCTTGGCCCCCTTGTCGCCCATGATGTTTCCGAGCGCTGACGGGGCTTGACGGACAACGGCAGGAGTAACAGGCATCCGGTTCGACGCGGGCATGGGTGCAGAACCCATCGGAGCAAGCCGCTGCCCCATACCGGCACCACCGACCATACCGGTACCGAGGCCACCGCCCATGCCGACACCGCCACCGATGCGACTCAGGTTGAAATTGGAAAGCTCTTCCATCACGCTAGGGGCACGCTTACCCTTAACGACGATGTCGTCGGCAACCTCAATTTCGCCCCCACGAGCGAACTTGCGCGTCTTCTTACGGGCCATTACGCAACCTCCTTCTGCGGCACGATCATCGGGTAGAGGACGTCGTTACCAAAGTTACCAACGTATTCCTGCACACCCATGTGGCCGAGGGTGATCGACGGATCGACCCACACTTCGAAGCCAAGGTCACGGGCGCGGTCGCAGAACAGGAAGTCCTCACCGATGTAGCCTTCTTCGGTCAGTTCGAAGTCGAAGAGGCACGGGACGACGCG